TTCGCGCCCGTGTGCGGGAATGGCTTGACCATCTGTTCTACCTCGAAGTGGCAAAAGACCTGGCAGAAGGCGGCAAAGTGCGTTCGGCATATCGGTTAGTACACCCTACCGAACTCCCCCACGCTTGGGCGAAGTCCCGCACACTGTCAACCCCGATGCAATATGACCTTGGAACTGGCTCAACCATCTGGCAACAGATACTTCGCTAACGAAAGGAAAACACGCTATGGCATCTCCTGGAACGTATTTCGGAATCCCCAAAGGCGGCTTGATGGACACGACCAAGAAAGGGACCGCGTATCTTGCGGTAACCGTTCAGATCACCCATCGGCTTGACGGCACAGAATGGCAGGAGATTGAACCGACCATTGCCCGCGTGCCGGTATTCCTCAGTGAAAAGGCATGGCCGACAGCACAAAAGAAACTTCAGGTTATGGGGTTCAAGGGCGATTTTCAGTCCCCGCAATTCGACTGCCCCAACGGCCTGCAGTTCCGCGCGACAGTCAACGACGGCTACACCAACTGGGACCTGGTTGACTGGTCCGGCGGGGGTAGCCGTGAAGCCACCGCACCGGCCACATCAGAACTCTTGCGCCTCAATGCGCGGTGGAAACAGGAGACAGGCGGCACACCGCCACCGTCTTCCCCGCCTACTGCGCCCTCGCCCGTTGCGAACACCAAGAACGATTGGGCAGACGAAGGGGAGAAAATGCCGTGGGAGAAATAACGCCGCACCCGGCCTTGACACCTAATATTCGAGTGTTGTGCGAGTGCATAGCACGGAGCAAGGGGGAGCTATTCCTGAGTCTGGCTCAGGTGCTCCCCCCCGACCTGGAGCTACGCGATGTGTGGACCATATTCGACGCTATGTGCGCTGACCTTTACGTTACTGCGGGCGTGCATGGAACTCCAATGGAGGATACCACCAATGGCGGATTACGAACCAGCATTCAACCGACTCCTGGAGCATGAGGGCGGGTATACCGCAGACCACGCGGGACCCACGAACTACGGTATCACCCTCCGCGTGCTTGACGTGGACATTGACGGGGACGGGGACATTGACGAAAGCGATATATCGGCACTGACACCTGCGGATGCAAAAGAGTTCTACCACAGGCATTGGTGGGCGAACTACCGCTACTATGTCATCCAAAACCAAGAGATTGCAACCAAGGTGCTTGACCTGAGCGTGAACATGGGACCGAAACAGGCCCATCGTCTGGTTCAACGTGCCTTGCGTGCGTGCGATTTCAACGTAATCGAGGATGGTTATCTCGGCCCCAAGACCTTTGGCGCAATCAACCAGGCCAATCCCCATGAGCTTCTGGCGGCTATCCGGTCCGAGGCCGCAGGGTTCTACAGGTTGATTGCCGACAAACATCCGAACTACCGGCGCTACCTGACAGGATGGTTGAACCGTGCCTACGCATGACCCTATCAATCACCCAAAGCATTACATATCACACCCTAGCGGTGTGGAGTGTATCCAGATTGTGGAACATTTCCCCTTCAACATCGGGGCGGCAATCAAATATCTCTGGCGTGCCGGTCTCAAGGGCGATGCCATAGAGGACTTGCAGAAAGCCGAGTGGTATTGCCGCCGTGAACAGGAAAGGCGTCAGCAACATGAGCGACGAAAAGTACCAGCCCTATCCGAATCAAAAGCCGTGGATGCGGCTCGTAAGCGCCATTGTCACCCTTGGAATCCCGTGGATTTGGAGAAAGGTGACTAAGAAATGAACCGTATCGTTCCATACGAGAAGGTGCGCGGTGCCATTGCCACGGGCGATTTAATCGCCTACAACGGGCGCGGCCCCTTGTCTACCCTGATTCGGTGGGTATCCGGCTACCCGACGCACGTTGCAATGGTTAGCCGGGTACTCGATACCAACGGCGATGACCGGGTACAGACCATCGAAAGCACCTCGATGAAGGTCAGCGGGGAACGTATCATCGGCGTGCAGAGGACCTATCTTTCCGAGCGGTTAGCGAACTACGAAGGAGATATATGGTGGTTGCCGCTGTGTACTCTAAGGGCGTGTCGCATTCTGCGCAACAAAGAGCGGTTCCAGGACCTGCTAGACGCCCGTGAAGGGGCACGCTATGACTTCCTGGGTGCATTGCGGGAAGGGTGGAGTAACATCTTCCCACGCCTGTTTCCGGTCCGTGAAGTAGATCGCCGGTTCTTCTGTTCGGCTCTGGTCACCTACATCTACACCAACATGGGCGTACTGCCAGAGCGGTTGAATTACCGGACAATAAGCCCGAAAGAGCTGTGTCAGTACCAGTTGTACAGTCGGGTCTACCAGCTTGCAGGTGTACCAAAATCCATTCCAGATTTCAACACCGTGGAGATATGACACATGGACAGACTAAAGCGGGATATGATTTTTGCCCTTACAGCCGTGCTGGCGATTGGGTTCAGCGTGGGTTTCGAGGTTGGGTGCCGGACGACGCGGACCCATACCGACGGCACAACCGAGATGACCGAAATTGACCACGAGGCGTTAGCGGCATTCATCGGTCTGGCCCGTGACGTGCTGGAGTACAAGGGGGCACATGATTCCCTTGCCGAGGTGGCGTCTATTCAGCGCGACATGGAAGCAATAGTCGTGGATGGGCGCATTACTAAAGAAGAATTGGCGTTGCTCAGAGAACTGTACGAATCCACAAACAAGGTCCTGGAATCCGAAGGCGTAGTAATCCCGGAGAAGTAACTTGGACGGTCTCTTTGTACCGATAACCAATCCAATTACGTTTCGGTCACTCAGTGATACCAAGACGATACTGCACCTGGGCGACCTGCACTACGGGCATCCCGGCTTTTGTGCTACCCGGTGGGACCGTATCAAGGCGAAGTACCGGGGCAGGAAAGACCTGCTCTGCATCGGCATGGGTGACTATTGGGACTTCTCCCGATGGTCAGATCGTCAGTCGTTTCGCCGGTCCGGCGTTGGGTCATCGGCTCAGGATTGGATTGACGATAAGGTCATGGACGATGTGAAGGCTATGGCCGAGGAACTAAGCCAGTTCAAGTGGATTGGCATTCTAGAAGGCAACCACGACTGGGATTTCCAAGACGGGTCAACTGCAACGTCCCGGCTCGCGGACCTGCTTAGCGTGCGATACCTGGGGACCTGCTGTTACATTTGTCATCAGATGGAGTGCCAGGGTAGCAGGACCACGCTAACGCATGTCTGTCACCACGGAATCGGGGGCGGGTCCCGGACCATCGGCGCAAGCATCAATTCGCTCGAACACTGGACCAAGGCATTCAGGGCAACTATCTATGCGATGGGGCATGACCATTCCAGTTTCGTGTTGCCCTGCACATACACGCCGCTATTCGGTCGCATCAACGCCAAGACCCACGAGGTAGACATTGTGGAACATGAGTCTTGGTTTCTGCGTAGCGGGTCGATGCTTCGCGGGTACATACCCAATGAGCGAAGCTACATCGCAACAAAGGCATTACCGGCCCGTAGACTGGCGTATCCCGAACTGCGCATCGGCATACAGCGAACGCGGGAAGATGGGGTGCGGCGGCTCAAGGCCACGATAGAAGGCATCAACCCGGCATCGTAATGAAAGGGGGTGATTCGATGGTAGACCTTAGCGTTTTGTTCACGTCGATTGCTGGCGTATTTGCCAGTCTGGTTGCGTGGATTACGGAGTTCCTTGCGGCGATGTTTTAGTTTCCCGCGTGTGTAGCGCGGGGAGTCACGGGGCGGGAGGAATGACCCATTTCCTTACCCACGCGACGCCCGCCCCGTGACCGATACTTAGGAGGGAGTATGAGCCTTATAGCGATCGATCCCGGCGCTAATGGCGGCTTCGCCATCGAGGACTGGGACGAAATACAGGTAATCAAAATGCCAGACACGTATCCAGGCATCCTGGACGCGCTTCACAAACTCAGCATGGACATGATTCGCCCATGCGTCGTAATTGAGGACGTGGGCTACCATGTGCAGGGAAACAACGCCAGCGCGTCCTGTAAATTTGCGCGGCATGTGGGCCACCTCGAAATGGCGCTATACAGCGTCAACATGCCGGTGCAGCGCGTGAGGCCGGTGAAGTGGCAGCGCATGTTCGCGCTGCCGAAGGACAAGAGGGAACGCAAACGCAAAATAAAGGAACTCATGGCAGCGCAGTATCCGTACCTCAAGGTGACGGATTGGAACGCTGATGCGCTCGGGATACTGACGTGGGCGCTAAGGAGAGAGAGCGATGTTAGCATGGCATCTTTTGTCTGAAGACAAACGGCTCGGCTACGACGACGGACGGCTAGTAGAGGTGGGCCAGACCCTCGAATGCGAGGGTGAGCCTGCACTGTGTAGTAATGGTATGCACGGTAGCGCGATGCTCATTGACGCGCTGTATTACGCCAACGGCCCTATCGTGTGCCGCGTAGAGATTGAGGGCGACGTGATCGAGGACGAAGACAAACTGTGCGGCCGCCGCCGCACGGTGTTGTGGATGTTGAACGCGACACGGATCCTGCACGAGTTCGCGTGCGCGTGTGCGGAGGATGCGCTAGCTCTAGTCGAGCGGCCCGACGAACGCAGCGTGGCCGCAATCGCAGCGAAGCGCAGGTGGCTCAATGGCGAAATAACGGACGAGGAGCTAGATTCTGCACGGGCTCCTGCGTGGGATGCTGCGCGGGATGCTGCGCGGGCTGAAGCGTGGGCCGCGCTGGATGCAGCGCTGTATGTTGCGCGGGCTGCTTCGCGGGCTGCTTCGTGGGCTGCTGCGCGGGATGCAGCGTGGGATGACGCGCTGGCTGCTGCGCAGGCTGCTGCGGAGGCTGCTGCGGAGGCTGCGTGGGCTGCTTCGTCGGCTGCTGCGCGGGCTGCTTCGTGGGCTGTTACGCGGGATGCAGCGTGGGCAAAGCAAAACGAGCGCCTCACAGCGATGGTGATGGAAGCGCGCGAGAAGGAGGGCGAGTGATGAACGCGATCGAGTGCCTGGCTGTATTGCATCAAGAAAATGTGGCGATGGTGAAGGCGTTACTGCGCCCGGTTGGCGACGATGCACGGAGAAGAAGCTCAAGTGACATAATCCTCACATGGCCGAGGGAGCCGGGCGAAATTCTGACGCCAATAAGCACGCCAACATATGACTATCGCCTTCACCACGAGCAGGTGGCAGAGACAGAGAAAGGAGTGTGAGTGATGGACACAGGTAAAGGCTACTTCGAGACGGCAGAGACAGAGGAACTGCTTCGCAAGAAAATGGAAGACTTGCATGCAATGAAAATTGAGAATCAGCCAGCGATTTTTAGGGTAGGCGAGGAAATTGAATTGCGCGGTTCGCATATGCGCATTACCAAGATTGGCAAGCACTTCATGACGTTGAAGCTGTTGCCAACGAGGGGTGAGTGATGAATATGATTCAGCGTTTCTGTGCGCTTCCGCCGGAGGCCAGGGCGGCTAAGGACGCGCCATGACGCGCACCACGGCGTGGGACGTGTGGTGTCCGTACTGCCGCCGCTACTGGTACATGTGGCGGTGGACGGCGACGGGCAAGGCAAGCGAGTACGCGCCCGTGAGGGTGTGCCTGAAGTGCGGAGGTATCGTTGAGTAGTTACAGCATTATAAACGCCGACGTTCTAGACGGCCTTGCGCAACTGGACGACGGCAGCGTTCAGACGTGCGTTACCTCGCCGCCGTACTGGGGGCTGCGGGACTACGGCACAGGGGAATGGGAAGGCGGGGACGCGGAATGTGACCATAAGCAAGGGAGAAATGGAAGCGGCAGAGCTGACGGTATTGTTGATGACCGGGCGCAACGAAATAGGGATGGAGTTGCTGCGCTAACTTCCCGCGTATGTGCTAAGTGCGGAGCCCGTCGCGTCGACCGCCAGCTCGGCCTTGAGAAAACGCCAGAGGAATATGTTGAGCGCATGGTGCGGGTGCTTCGTGAGGTGCGGCGCGTGCTTAAGGACGACGGCACGCTGTGGCTGAATTTGGGTGACAGCTACGGCGGACCTAAGGGTGATAGTCATGGAGTCAAGCGAACTTCGGGTATGGAATTTGGTGCAGAGAACACAGTGGGAAAGTTCAGTGGCACTAAATCGAAGCAGTTACAAGGCATTCCTTGGCGCGTGGCGTTCGCACTGCAGGCTGACGGCTGGTATCTGCGGCAAGACATTATTTGGCACAAGCCCAACCCAATGCCGGAACCAGTCAAAGACCGCTGCACCAAGGCCCATGAATATCTGTTTTT